ACGATATATTACTATCACATAATATATTTTTTCATTTATTAATGGACTAACTGTGGAAATTGCTTTATATAATAAAGGCTCTCCTGTGTAATAATTGTGGTCATTAATTTGAAATATATTATCTAAGACATTCACACTATCAAATTGTTTTCTGTTACATACCAATCTTCTCTTAGAATCAATATACTCTATTTTTACTGTTGTACTTATACCTGAATTTACAGATATATCAATAAAATCATAATTACTTAATCCATGAGTGGAAGCAGTTGATACCGTTACTTTATTCTTTTCTAGTCTAGCTTTTACTACATTTCCATAATTTGTTTTGAAGCTATGAATTACTCCAGTTCCATAGTTAACTATAGATAAAGTTGGAATGGTTGTACCAATTCCTACATAAGATCTATCAGTTCCTATTGAAACTCTACTACTAGAAATTCCTATAAAATCATTAGAAAAGTTTATTGCATAAATTGGATTTACTAGTTGTAAATCGAATATACTAGACCCATTTGAAACCTTAATAGAATTTCCGCCATTTGTAGAATAAACTAAAGGTGTATTTGTTTGTATATTGTGATTTTTTATATAGAAATTTTTAGCAGGTATTAATAATGTTGTAGTTCCGGTCCCAAGATACTCAACTGAAACCAATGATCCAGATGTACCTATTCCAATACTTTCTGCTGGATTAAAATAGTACTCTCTATTTACAATTGGATATGAATTTTTTTCAATCGACTGGAAAGTAAATTTCCTAGTCAATTCCACTAAAGAACTATTTTTATCATGTGTTGGGCCAAAAGCTGACCTTAATACTTGTATTTTGGAAGAATTTTTATCTACCTTTAATATTTTTATCACTTCTCCGTTAATATTATATGAATCATTTTCTATAATATATGGGAAGTCCAATATTCCCTCAACATCAAAATAAGTTACAATTCCTGTTTGAGCTGAATTATTGACATTCGATGTTAGAGTTAAAAACTGAGATTTTATCCCAACCTGGACAAAACTGTTTATTTTTCTAGAAGATTCTAAATTAGAATTTCCAATAATATTAACCGAATCTAAATTATTTAATTCGTGTATTTGATTTGAAATAGCTAATGTATATGAATTGTTGGTTAAACTATACAGCTCTAAATCAGATAAAGAGTAATAACTGTTTGCAATACTTACAATAGATTTACCTTGTATTGTCTCTACTATTGCATCTACGCCAAATCCCTTAGAATCTTTGTTAGTGAAATTGATTCTATCATTTACAGAATAATCATTTCCAGCTGTAATTATTCCTATTGCATCTACTGAAGCATAATAAGTCGAATTTATTTTAGAGTCTTGATTGGAGCTTTTAATTGGATTTACTAAAAATTGATAATCTGAATATTCTTTATCGATTGAATAAAAATATGTATTTCTTACTAAATTATTTTTAGTGTAATCAAAATTATTTTGAGTCAAGTTTGTATCAAAATTATCTGATATTGTTTTTGATCTATAGTATTTTCCAATTATATACGGAAATTTAGGAGAAAGTTCATCATCTGAAACAGTAATAAAGTAAGCATATGTTCCATTTGGATATTCTGGAGTAACACAATATCTGCCATTGCATTCATCTAAATCTCCATTTCCAGAGAAATAATAATCTTCCACAAAAATTCCAATTGGGAAAATTGTTTTACCGGAAACTGATTGCGGTGGTCTTCCAGAATTCATCATTAACTCATATCCAGGAATCATCCTTCTTACTGTTCCTGGAATAAATGGATTCTCATAACCATATGGGCCATATATTGGGTTTCCATCATATGCCCAACCTATGATTGGAGAATGATATTTTGAAGTGGATGTAGAATTATCATAGTCTGGGCGAGATATTAAATTACCAGATGGATCAATAAACTGAGAATATATTTTTTTTCTTAGTTCATTTGGGCAATAAATGTGTGAATACTTTAAATCATCATTCCCAGCATACAAGAAACCATCATCAGGAGAAAGTAAATTATTGGAATTAAATAACCTTGAAACTAAATTGATATTCCAACTTTTAATTTTGGCTCGGAACGCAGCATTTTTACCATAGTTGATTATATCAACAACTGTATTTTTTTGTTCGTATCCAGATCCTCCATTAACTACAAAAACTTCTTGTATTTTTCCATCCACTACTTTTGGAGTTAAAATACATCCAACGCCAGATCCCCTCACTACTAGATCTGGGATTCCATTGTAATTTGAGCCAGAATTTATAACATATACATCAGTTACAGTGCCATTCAACACATTTACATAAAATTGTGCATCCTTACCAGATGAAATTATTTCAAAAGTAGGTTGTTTTTCATAATTTAATATTTCAGAGCTTCCGTATCCTATTCCCCCATCTTGAATATAAACATTTGATATACTACCTCTGAATACGGGATTCAGAGAAGCCTCAAATAATTGTTTTGAATAAGATGATATTCCTATCTTACCGGTAACAGTCAATTTAATAGGTTCATGTTTAAAAATATGGGTACCTATTCCAGAACTGGAAAATTGACTGTATTGATTTGTCTTAAAGTAGTAATCTTTAGAAGTTTGGCCAGTACCAATAGGAGACAACTTAAAATTATCTTCATCTATAATAGTCACATAGTAATTTGACTTCGGTAAACCGCTAGGATAAGATCCAGTACAACTATAATCTACTATATCTCCAGTTTTATATCCATGATTTAAAGCTGTTATTGTTCCATTGTAAGTGTTTATCCCAACTGACTTTACAGGAATATAATTATTTCTGTAATTTTCTCCAGGATTAGTAACAGTTATTGATGATATTTTTCTTTTTTCTTCTTTTGCTACTAGTTTTTGTGCTCCACTTCCATATGAGGTTAAATTTATTGCAATTCCATCAATAGCATCACTTTCAGTTCTATGTAATTTTACTGAAATATCACTTTGTACTGTAACATAATACTCAGATAATGTAGATATTCCTCCAATGGAAGGATTTCCATTTGTATCATAAATTACTTTTTCATAATCTCTAAATTTATGATATGTTGAAAAAGATATGATATTATTGGTTAAGTCTATAAATCTAGGTATTGGGACAATATCAACTTCATGTTTGAATGTAACTAAGTTTGCTTTTGCTTCAGCTCCAATTCCATTTCCGCCAGTAATTGATAAAATTGGGATATCAACATAGTCAAATCCTCCATCTATTACATCAATTTTTTCTAATTTTCCAGTTACCTCAACATATGCTTTTGCTGGTGTTTTATTTGTTCTTTCAGTAGATATACCAAGAGTAGGTAAATTTATTACATCATATCCTTCACCTGGTGAATTTATATCTATTCTTTCTATTGGACCATAATAAACAAAGTCTTCTGACTTATAATTTAATATTTCTACTCCATTTACAAGAATCCCAGTGCTTCCTGGTCTAGTCTCTTCAACTTCTAAAGGAGTTTCGGGTAAAGATATTTTCTTTATGCTATTACTATTCGCTAAATTTTTTAAATCTTCATTTAAAAGATATTCTTCCTTATATAATTTTCCTGTTATTTCTAAATTAATCTTTTCCCATATAGATGCTGAATATGAATAATACCATACTTCAAAATTATTAAATGCATCAAATAAAAATACAAATTGATTTGATTGGAAAAAATACTTATCAATTAGAAAGTCTATCTTTTGTGTTTCAGTCACAGAAGAAGAATTTAAATTATTTGGAAATAGAACTCTATTATATTTGATTGGACTATATTGTGAGAAGTAAATATTGGATCTACTTCTGTACAGTCTCAATTCAGTACTTGATACATTTTGTACATAATATATTTGATTTTGATTTAATCCATCATATAGATTTAAATTTATAGTTTCCCCTGTGCTCAACAAAGTATACTTAGATTCATTCTGGACATAGCGAACTACATCACCATTCCTAAAATCATGTACCTGATTTTTATATACGGATATATCGATAGAAAAAGTACCATTGTTTATTTCACAGTCAATTCCAGTTGATGAAGCAGGTATTTTTTGGAATAATCCGTATAAGTCAATAGAAAAATTTCGTTTCTCTATGTCTGGTGAAACATAATCCGGTATTCCCTGTGATGTAACATATACATTATTTGAATCGTCGCCATATATGTTTTGTATATTATTAACTATACTTTCATTTGAATATAATGTTATATACTTTTTAATTAATTTTCTTATGTGGTAAATTCTTCCAATGTTATATGGATTTCCAACAAAGAAAGATTTTCTATCTTGTGCTATGGTCCTTACTTGAAATACTTCTGTTCTTATTTGCTCGGTTACTGAATCAAAAAATTCAATATGAACATTATCAAAAGCATTGATATGTGCTATTTCTTTAGTGTATACTCTGATTTCAGTTGGACTTTCATTTTCAAATTTTAATACTTGATAAGTATTTGGTACATCAACTATCCAATGATTAAATTTAAAATCTTTATATGTTTTACCTAATGTATCAAATGATATGGTTTCCCCTGGCTCAAAATATCGAGTATCATTAGGCAATTCAATATTTTTTACTACACCTAATATTCTTACTCGGATTTCATCTTCTTCTATTTTAGAATAAGCATAAACATTTAAGTTTATATCTTCTGCTATTAATATATTTTCTGTTATGTTAGTGCAACCCAAAAACTGAGTAGTATTTTTTGATGTGTAAGTAATTATAACATCATTACCAGACTCAGCTTTTACTATTAATTCTCCTTCATCTGGAAATCCAATAGTTGAATCTACAATGATTTGATTTGAATTAGCCTGAACCTCTTCTAAACATTTTGTTTTTGGGTGAATTGAAAAATCCCCAAATATTGATCCTCTTACATTGATATCTTTATCGTAATCAAAATCAAGACTCAAAATATAATATGTTATGTTTTCTTTTATTATTTCTTCTACTTTTGTAACAGTTGCAAAAGTTTCTTTAAATCCTTGAGATTCAGTTTGGAATAATGTACGATTATAAAGATCTAATGGATTCCCAATAATAGATTCTACTATTATATCTTTTGTTACACTATATTCGGAATCAGATGGTCGAATTAAAAAATCTCTTGGTTTTATGACAAGAGCTGGGTCACCGTATAAGGCTTTAAACAGTATGTCAAATGAAGCATCGGTTCCTTTTGTTGAATAAAAATCTTTTGCCCTTGGAATGAAGTTTTTTTGATTTAATGTGACACCACCGTCTACATCAGAATACAAGTTTAAATTTTCAAATCCAGGTAGAATTTGTTTCTTTATTTTTTTGAAAAATTGCTTCAAAAATAATATACTAAGATTTTGTACTGTTGCGTACTGGGGATGGGATGCACTAACTGAGGTAGAAAATGTAAGTTCACCTGGTATCATTCCATTTTCATATGATGTAATCCCACTAAAGCCTCTAATGCAACCTACGAAGCTTTCATCTGTTTTACTTTTGTAGTAAATGATCTCATCTTCTATTTGTAGCAATCCGTCTGATTCTGGAAATCCAGCAGTGGATGTAACCTCAATTGTAGTGGCATCAAACTGTATTTCGGTAACTAAGACAGTACTATCTGTTAGATTTACTAAATTATCAAGCTTAAAATATTGATCAATATTTTGTAGAATATCATTTGTTAATCCTTTTCCATCTAAAGAATTATAATACTCAGATAGGAATTCTGATAAAAGGGGATAATCTTCTCTTATGAATCTTGGTAGTTGAGAAGAAATAATTGAAGATATTTTTACTCTTTTGTTAATCATTATTTTCTTACTAAATTATTTTGCTTGTAGCTTGAAGAAATTGTATAATATGAACCAGCAGTAGATTCCCCAGAAGAGACACTATCTGATACCATGTTTATTGATACATTATTAATATCTAGTTGCAAATATAAATCCTGTAAACCAATAATATCATTTGATTTAGGTACTGTAGATATTTGTACAACTGGATTTCCACCTGAAGTCTTTTCAGTTGATGTCACATTTAGAGTAAAAAGAATTATCTCTCCACTTTCATAATCAATTGTTCCTATATTTGTTCTTAATACCTTAGCTTGAGTATCTGAAATTAATTTGAATAAGAAAATACTACCAGTGGTAGACTTATTGGAGTCTGGTAGATCCGAAATATAAACAGTATCCGCAAAATCGTCAATTTTAAATCCAGAAGATTGTATATTGTAACCATCACAATCTTTTATGAAGAATGGATTACCAAAGCATATTTCATATGTTGCAGGTTGATTTAGAGACACATATAGATCTCTTCTCATTCTTACTCTAGTGATGTTTGAAGTTATGGCATCATCACTATCGTCAATTAACTTTTGATACTTACTATACCTAAATCTAGATCCGTATTGATTCAGGTCTTTAGATTTTGAATATTCAGATATATTTTGTCTAACTATAGTCGCAATATCATTTACATTTGAAGTTAAATTTCTATTATAATAGATGTCAGAATCAGTTTCTATGAATAGATATTTTAGATCTATGATCTGTGGTAGGATTCCGGCAACACTGTACTTTCTCAGATCTTTTATAATATTATTCTTTACTGTGTTTGAAATAAAAGTTGCCCCATATTTCGGCTTGATTGCAATAAAAACTTTTCCATACTGTGGGGGATCCAGTTCTTCTCCCCCATATACAGATACAGATTCAGCTTCTGGATATATTTTCGATACAATAGACTCATAATCTGATGGAGTCACAGCTCTGTTTTGAGAAGAATAAACTCTTGGAGCATATTTTTTAATTGAAGATATTGATTCTTTCTCTTGTCCGTTATCAGATATAGAATTAGTTGTAACTAAAGAAACATCACCAGAAACTACTGAGCCATTGTCATCTAGTATTCTACCAATAAAGGTAAAAGAATCTATCCTATTTGCAGCAGAACCACTTGAAATTAAATATGATACTTCTATTAAATTTCCAGGATCTAATTTTTTTCCAAATAATCCATCACCAAACAATATTTCATAGCGTTCATCTTCAATTTCTTGTAGAAAATAAACTCTTGATGTTGGCTTTAGATCAATGATTGAATCAGAAAAAGTAAATGGTCTTTTTGTGGTACTCTGAGCAGTATCTTTGACATCTACTTTTACTGTAGATATGTCAACATTGGCATTGTCTATAATATATTTTTTATTTGGATCTAAAGGATTTGCCAAGAAATTAGTGACCATGAAGGTTCCTTCTATGATCTCTATGTTCTCAAAGAATGCAATCCCATCAATTACTGGAGCGGTGATATCATCTAAGATTGAAAAAGTGTAATTTTCTTGCGTAGAACTTGCAAATGCTGATCCACATACTAGTCCTTTCTTTAGAGTAAGGTATGTAGATGCTCGTGCACCTTCATTTAGCTCAACAAAGAAGCTAACGGTTGCTCGGGCAGAGGTTCTAGATTTTGGTAAATATCCAATGTTCTTTGCCAAAGAGACTACATTCTCTCTGAGAGTCGCAGAATCAATAAAAACCTCATTACTTACCATGTTTGCATTATATGATGCAATGTAAGTATTATATGCCAATGCATCGACAATAACAGAAAGATTAGATCCTTCGAAATCATAATCTGTAAAATTAGAATTCGAACGAATGTAATCTTTAATTGATGTTTTAATTTGATCGAAATCTAAATTAGTAAAGTTTACTAGTGTCATTTATCTTGTTGGCAATAGTGCAAATGATAATTGTTGAGGAAGAACATCAATTCCCACAATATCATATGTAATTTTTACATTGAATTCATTCTCATCATAATTTGGAGTTACATTAACTGATCTAAGTCTTACTCTAGGCTCATAATTATTGATCGTCGTCGTAATTTCATCTTTAATTGTTACCGCAGTCAATTCATCCATATTATCAAAAAGAAGATTATTAACATTTGATCCAAGGTTTGAATCAAAAAATCTTTCTCCTTTTATGGTTGAAACTAAATTTCGAACTGAACGAGCAATTGCAGTTTCATTTTTAATGGCAATCAAGTCATAGGTGAGTGGATTCACCTGAAATGTCATACTAATATCTTTAAAACCTTTACTTACTCGTTCTAGTGGCATCTCATTGGATGATTCTTTTCCTATTTATTGGTCTTCCACTCGGCTAAAGGGACTGGTTCTGTACCATATTCCCAATCATCATAATCATCTTCGTTTCTTATCTTCTCATGTAACTCATTTTGTATATCAAAATTGTGCTTTTTGGGCTTATAATCATCTGTTATGATTTCACGGATTAAATTTTTATCTTCTGACATAAAAATTTGTAATATTTCACTTATTATCTATAAGATCAATATCGTCTTTTAAAATTTCTTTCAAATATTCTTTGCTCCAATGGTCATAATAACCGGTTTTACTCAATTTTTCTCTAATTTTCCTTAATTTTTCCTTTTCTTGGGCTAAAATAAGGTTATACTTACCATTATTTGTCTGAATTTCACCTATAAAAGTGGAATATGCGGCACAATCCTTGAAAAATGTCCAATTTTTGTACTTTTTGTCATAATATTCAACCCATGTGTCCAATTCAGAAGGACTCAGATCGTCTTCTACAACATAAATGATCACATCATACCCTGTGACGGGTTCAATTTTCCCTACATTCACCTCAACCACATCATAAAGGGCCAATCTAGCATAAGGACACACAGAAAACCCAGATAATTCAGGTCTTAATTCAGATATTCTCTCTATCCACTGTAAAATATAATCTCTCTTAGACATAAAAAAAGAGCCATAAGGCTCTTATGTGTATATTTTATTTAATTACCTTGACCTCGGTATGGTTTCCGTGCCTTATTCCTGCTGGTTGCAGAATATTTTGTATGTTTCCCATCACCCTGGCGGGTAGACTTGGGTTTGGATTCAATTTTATCTGATCCATTCAGACTTTTGATTTTAGCCATTAGATTTCCTCCAATTCAATTTCATTTGCATCAATTTCGCCATTGTAAGACTTTTCTGCTAACTCAAGAAGAATCTCTGTAGACTCTTCCTCAGTTAAGTTTGTATAAATTCTTCTTCCTTTATACAAAATGTTAAGCATAGAGCATCAGATCACACGAGTCTTTTCGTGACCAACGCGAACGCGAGGATCACACCAAATCTCAAATCCTGCTTCTTTTGCATCGAGACAGAATGAGACATCTTCTCCACACATATCCTGAACTGCACCAGATTCAAAGACTTGCATCTTAGGTGCAAACCAAGGATACTCTAGATTTTCAAATACACCATTCTTAATGAGAACCCAACCAAAACCAGTATAATCTACTG